CAGCATCAATCTTTCTTTTCAGCTCATGGATATCCGCTCGGCAGCCCTGACCGGCCCTATCGTCCACCTCGCCGATCCTCCACGGACCCGCTACCCGGGTTGCCTCTTTGGAGGTATACGCCAGAGACTGGCTCACCGTTCCCTTCATCACTTCCCAATGGGCAGTGGGACTGAAATCCTTTTTCATTTGAGTCATCCTCTTTCGGACTTTCATCATAATCATACCCTGAAAGTGCTCCTTACCCGTATCAGGCGCCTCCTCCAGTTGCCACTGAATAAAGTCCACTTCCGGATTCTCGCCCCATTTATGAATGTCTTGTTCGTCGACATCATGCTCAGTAAACACCCAGTTCTTTGCGTAGGACATCTACACAATTGAACGTTAGTGCACTGAACCGAAGTTGAGGTAATACTCTGCTCAACTTCGGATCATTGAGACGTTACGTTTCGCAGAGTATTTTGTTTTGATACTCTTTAACTTACGTGCAGTTCTATATATACCCCCTAATTGGGTTTCAGAAAGTACATGTGGTGGAAGATGTCAACAATCTATTTTTGGTATGAGTGTTTTATTCAACAATAGTGGAGGGTGGTGGCCCCTGGCGGGGCCACACCCTCCCGTGTTGTTGACTGTGTAGTCAACAGACACCGCGAGTTAACGGCTTGGTCACCACCTACTCCCTCGGCGTTGAGGCTCGTTCCGGCGTGGTCGCCATCGCTTCGCTCGACGGACCGCACACACACACTGGTTAGGGATCTACATAGTAAAGTGTTGTTGCCCATGTGAAGTCCAGGGCAGTGTAGGTAGGTGCAGCATGAACTCCATCGGAACAGAGTAAGAGACATCCAATATCTCCGTGTTCAAAGTCATTTCCTCCAGGTTTCATTCTAAGGGTTTTCCCTTTTAAGTTAATGTTAATCTCCTTTTCAATAACAATGCGAGCAGATCCAGCAGTATTGTCCTCTCTAATCCATACATCTTCTTCTCTTAGAATCCTATATTGTTGGTAGGTATGGGAAGCCCTAGAACTCATTGGAGAGTATATAGTGTTAACTGGTAACAGCAGTGGGTCATATTCAATGAAATCAGCCATTGCATTAGCAACAGTTGTATCAGTAGGTTTGTAAAAGATATATATCTTTACTTTAAGAGGTCCTACATAATTAGCCTGTGTTTGGAATCTAAATCTACAATGTAATGTTTTCATCAACACAGTTTCACCAATACGCTGGTTTTTGCCAGTTCCTTGTGCAATTCTGGGTGTGAATGATCTACCAGTGTTTGCACTATTCAACAAGACATGACCAGATGAAGTAGCAGCCACATTATACAAGCCAAGAGGAGTACTTGCAGTGCTAATATCTTCCACTTCTTTAATCTCTGGTCTGATTCTGTACATCCAGGCATTCTTTCGCCTTTTGAGGTAATATCCTCTAGTACGTGTTCTACGGCGTTTGAAACGCTTTGTTCGACTTCCTCGACGTCCTCTAAAACGCATTCTAAGTGCTGTACTAAGTGCGAGTTTATCTTTTGATCGTAGATCAAGTGGTGGTCCTTTCTTTGGATTTTTAACCGGTTTGAAAGTCCTGAGCTGAGCAGTCGGGTACGGTGTCTTTGTGTTTCTCCGATTATTATAATAATTATCGGCAGCAATAGCAGCAGCAACGGCTTTGGCAGCAAAATTTTTTATATGTTGTGGTTTCGGCATTCCTAGAATCCGTCCAGAAGCTTCAGCGAATATTCGCGGGTTTGCAGATGTTTCACGGGTTCATATACGTGGAGGCGGTTCTTCTTAAACTTGGTGGGATCAGGTGGGATATTCGCCAGGACGATCACCTTTGTAGAATTAAGCAGTTTAGTACCACCTTCATATTTCGTCGAAACCAGGACTCCATCCTTAATTTTCTCCATTAGAGAGTATGGCAGGAATTCCTCCTTCACGGCAGCAGGAATATCGAAGACGTAACCAGCAGCTGCGGGTTCTACGTTGTAGACAAGATCTTGATACTTGCCTTGCCCAAGCACTTGGTATCCTTGGGAAGCTAACAGCCATTGACAGAGAAATGTCTTCCCTGTTTCCCCCTCCGGATCATAAATCCACAGAATGTGTCGATCTGACTGAAGAGCCAGAAGATCCAGTGCCTCCTGTTGCCAACGACGCAATGACGATTGAGCATAACGAGCCTCCAGTCTTGCCATCGCAGTACGTCGAACCTTGTGATTTAACATGTTCCGAGCCATTGTCACATATCGAGAATCGAAGAACAACGGATTGTCTTCCTGGATCTGGTCCAGAGAAACCCCAGCATCAATCTTTCTTTTCAGCTCATGGATATCCGCTCGGCAGCCCTGACCGGCCCTATCGTCCACCTCGCCGATCCTCCACGGACCCGCTACCCGGGTTGCCTCTTTGGAGGTATACGC